CGTTAATTTTGTTCTCGTGTACCTTGCGTGGAATCCACTCGCCTGTAAACCACTTGTAGATGGTCATGCGGCTGACTCCAAAGTACTCGGAAACTTCACGAACGGAATAGTCTTTCTTGATACAGAAGCGCCCCAGCTTTACGCCGGGACTTTTAATATCTGCTTCTTGGTTGGCGCGGACGATTCGAGTTGCGTAACCTCTGTTATCCATTACTCGTCATCAGTCCATTGCTTCAGTACATCATTGAACTCCTTTTTAGGGGCGGGTTCAGCGTTTTTCTTAGCAGTGCGCTTAGTTGGCTCAGGCAGTATGTCTTCTACCTCAGCTTTAGGTGCAGGGGCGGCAATTGATTTGCGCTTAACACCGTCGGTCTGTGAAGGTGTCTGCACGACAGCGGATTTTGCGGCAGGGCTATCACCTTTGTCTTTAGCAACTAACCACTCTTCTTTGGTCAAGAAACGTGCGGGCTTGAAGGTCAACTTGGGGGTATCGCTATCGCTGTCCATACGCATCTCTGTTACCAGAGTGCCGAGGCTCTTGCCTTGTGCGCCAACATACTTAGCGTATTGCTGGAACGGCATCTTGTCCACATCACCGCGACCAAAGATTGACTTGGCGGGTAACACCAACTGGAACACATCGCCTCCAACATCGTCGGCTAATAAGACAGCCAAGCGTTGCTGATAACGACAGGCGCGTGAATCGCCTTGACCAGAACCTTTGATGTTTTGTGAACAGCCTTCGCAAGAAGAGTGTTGTGGGTACTCGATGCTTGCATCGGGCTTTTCGCCATCGTTAGACCAGCAGTCAGGGTGCGAAGTCTCACCAGCAACATACTTACCAGCGTAGAAAGAACGCGACACTTTGGTTGCGCCGTTCACAATGACGATGTTCATTGCACGGTTTTCGTTCTTTGCAATTTCCTCACCGCTGACCATCATACGGAACACACCACCACGGATGGAGATGCGCTTCATGCCAGTGTTACCGGCAAGTGCTTTGGTCATGTCATCGAGGCCGACTTCCTTTAGGTAGTCAGGTAGATTGGTGCTGAAAAGTGCGAGGTCGTTACTCATTTGGAGTTCCTTTAATAAAATTGAAAAAGACATTTGCGTTATGTACCAATTCTTCAACTGATACGTATTGCTTGTTCTGTTTGTTCAGCTCAAGCGCATGATCTACCGCACGCTCTCGGTAGTACATCTGGTCACGTTCCATGCGGAACATCAATTCTTCACTGTCCATTACTTCCTCCGAATGGTGATTTCATATTCCCGATCAATGTTCAAACCCATAGGCTCAACATCGGGGTTGTTCTCTAAGAACTCTTTCATATTCGTTTGATGAATACGTTTCTCCAATAGCCCCATTGCTTCATGCTCTTGCATAAATTTATAGAAGCTTTCCCAGTCATTAGTCCAGAAGCGGTCTTTGACGGTTCGATACGCAGTGCCCTGCGGTGTTGAAAAGCTAGTCACGCCAGTCTCTTTCGAGACCTCAAGTAACTTGTGCTTTAGGATAGTCATCTGCTCTTCTAACTGGGCAGTCTCGGCTTTGTACTTTGCGTAAATGCCTTCTTTGGTGTCGCGAATCTTAATGTAAGCCTCGACGACTTTCTCAATAGAAAAATCTGATTCCATACTCACTCCAAATTATTTATTTATGTTGTCGGTGTCTGCCACCAACGAAAATCATTATACTCTTTTTGTTGACATTGTCAAGAGTTAATTTCGTTTTTATACAAATCAATAATCTTGTTGTGGAAGTCCAATTTGTTTTGCAACATTGAGTAGAGTTTTGTTTCTACTGGACTACCTTCAAGATGTACGATTGTCATAGGGTTGCGCTGTCCCGGCCTATCAATACGTGCGTTTGCTTGCAAGTACGTTTCAATCGAAGTGACGGGAGCGTACCACACGATTACGTTAGCCGCAGTAAGGGTTACCCCATGTGCCGCCGCTTGCGGTTGAATCAAAAGTACTCGTGGTTCATCTTGTTCTTGAAACCGTTTAAAGATGTCGGTACGCTTTGACACGCTTACAGAGCCATTGATAATCTCTGACGTTACTTTATTTTTGTTTAGGAAATCTTGTATTAGATTTAGTGCATGAGTGAACGGCACAAATACTAGAACTTTATGGCTGGCTTCCTCAATAACTTCTAACAAAATGTTTAGTCGGCTAGATGCGTCAAACTCTATAACATTCTTAGTATCGGTGTACACAGCCCCGCAGGAGATTTGTAATAGTTTGTTTAGCTGAGCCGCCGCATTCACCGCAGAGACTTCATCGCCAACTGCTTCGATCAGCATCTCTTTCTTGAGGTCTTTGTAGTACTTAGACTGCTGTGGTGTGAGCGGTGCAAACCGTGAAGTGTGTGTCACATCAGGCAAGTCGATACAGTCTTTCTTCTCAAACCGAATCGCGGGTTGCAGTAGGTTGTGCACTATGTCTTGGGCTTGTGGTTTTGGAATCCACTTGAACCGTGAGAACTGGTACATGACTACATCGCGGAACGCTGTGTACAAGTGTGGGGTTCTTGAAGGCACGCATAGTTTGGCAAGGCCGTAGGCATCTAATGGTGATTGAGCTGCAGGTGTACCAGTCATCATCCATATCCAAGTATCAGGAGTGACTACTCTTCTTAACGTTTTAAAACGCTCAGTCCTAGAGTTCTTATAGGCATTGGCTTCGTCAATGATGATGAGATCAAACCCACCAGCCTTGAGTTCTTCTTCGACAATGCTCACGCCGTCGTAGTTAATGATGACGTACTCGGCAACGCCCTCAACAATAGACTTGCGTTTCTTACGATCTCCGTGCGCTACATCTACGTGGCGGTGAACAGCAAACTTAAATAGGTCGGCTTGCCATGCGGCTTGCATGATGGATACAGGACAGATAACCAGAACACGGCTGATGTATCCCTGCGCTATTAGATAGTCCGATGCCCAGATAGCGGATGCAGTCTTGCCAGTGCCTTGTTCGTTAAAACAGAAAGCGCGGGGGTGTAGGGTTAGAAAGGATGAAGTTTCCTTTTGGTGGTTCATTGGCCTATGGAGTCCGGGCCAGTCATAGTCTCGGTCAATCGGGGACGGCACGCCCTCCCAACCAAGCGTCTTTAGCATCTGTGCTTCCTTCAGCCCCCAATGGACAGCCACCGAATCCTCGGTGTACTCGGCACTCTTAGCAATCGTCGAGAGAATCTTCTGTGGCTCTTCAGTCTGTATGACTAGGTATTTGTTTTCAATTACTTGCATGTAAATCTTCTTTTAGTACGTAAACTGCTTGCCCAAAGTCTGGGCGCATGATGAACAACTGGCGACCAATCATTTCGTTCACGATAAAAAACATATCGTTGTCTGAGTTGCGTACCATTCTTATTTCATACGCGCTAACAGGGCGGTTGTTAAAGTGCAATAGAAACGCCGCTTTTAACTGGTCATCAGTCATTCCACGGCAGAAATGCTTTTTGATCGCCCTCTCGTCGCGCCTACTTAAAGTAACCTCACTTAATTGTGTGGTCTGATTTGCGTGCATAGGATCGGTTATCGCTAGCGGCTTTTACGCGGAGATTGCCTCGGACAGTAGTTCCGCCCTTGCTTAACGGCTTCTTGTGGTCAACGTCTTTGCCGTCACCCTTGTGGACTAGCCCTGCCTTCTCCATGATTGCGCGTGCTTTGTTTCTTGCCGCACGTTTCTTCTTAACGGCAGGGGTGCCGTCATAGGTTTCATATTCGTGCTTGTATGGTCTAGGTTTGTTTACGTATGGCATTTCAACTCCTTTTTGAATTGTGTTCGCAGTCGGTGACAGGACACCAACCACGGCAGGTGAAGTTCGGTCGAGGGTTCCAAACATCTGTAATCATCGCACTCTCTAACTGATTTGTCTCGGGTATCCACTTACCCCAAGCCTCCGTCTGTTGATCTGTGTTGAACTCGGCGGCAACTAGGTCTTTGACTACCAAGAACATCAAACCAGCCTTGATTGTTTTGACTTGCGGGAAGTGTTTGAAGGTCAGAAGGGACAGTAATTCTAGTTGTTTCTTGTCCGCGTACCGACTGGACTTGCTAGTCTTATAGTCAATGATCCGTGCCTTATCGCCATCGACAACAAGCAGGTCGGCAATGCCACGGAACCAAACATTCTTGTCTCTGAACGCGCATGGTTGCATGTCTTTGGTCAAGCCCATCTCATGCTCACATAACTTCTCACCTGACAAGGCTTTCAGTGGGTCTAAGAACGGCTGGATGTAGGAGTACTTTTCTGGTATCGGAGTACCATCACGGATATATTCTTCTGCTGCCTTATGAACCGCACTGCCGTAGAGCAAGTGTTCCTGTGGTGGCTCGACGATATCCTTGACAATACGCATCCTGTGGTACTTGCGTGGGCACTGCTGAAACAGCGAGATGCTTGAATATGACCATGTGTAATTCATTTGAGTGCGCTCGAAATTTTGTCTAACTTACCTTCTTTTTCCAACTCAGCAAGAGTCGACATTGCAGTTGCCGCACGCTCAAGTAAGTTGACGTAGCGTTCTAGATTTGCAAAGTTTGCGGTCTTCTCAACCTTGGTTAGTCCTGCCGCCAAATCATCTGCCGCCTTACGCACATTGCCTGAAACTTTCTTGATGTTGGTTTGTAGTTCTTCTGTGGTGTTCATCAAAGCGCTTATGTTGCGCTTGAACATCCTGTCCGCAGTCTCTGTAATTTCTGTCGCTTTTTCATAGTCTGTTGAAATCATTTTTGCTTTCCTTGTTAAATAAGTTCCTACATCACTTGTTAATTCTGTTGCTATCGCAGTATTGATTCTCCCTACTGACCAGCCGGGGCCATACCTATCTACAACATCTGGTTTCATTGAAGTTACAAAGTGTGGGTTGACTCCTATCTGCATTACAGCCCCCATTTCTCAATAGACATTTTCTTACCGCAGTCGCCGTAGCTTTTTCCTACGCCTATTTCACACGCTAGTGGTAGCGTCTCAGCCCACTTGGGTCGCCAACGCATACATTCGTTTACATATTTGATGGCTTCATCGCGCTCTGATTCGGATACTACGCACGCCACGGCATCATGCACAGTCAGAACTGGTTTGTAGCGTTTCGCTATCCGTAGCATCTGCTCGGCAATCACACAGCGTGCAAGTGCTTGGCATAAGTTCTCAACTACCTTACCGCCGTAGATACGGACTTCACCTTTGCGGGTATCGTAGACGTACTGTGGTCGACCATGCAAGTCAATCTCAGAGGAACGCAAGTTCATATACTTGAGAGGCAAACCGCTAGGAAGATCGTACCCAATTCCGGGGAGCACGCTTACTGCCTGTGCCTGTTTCCCAAACGGAGTAGTAACAAGTTTAGGGCTTGCCAGTGCGTCTAAGGTTTTGTGTCCTTCGTCCCATAGCGCAGGGACATATGGGAACTCTTGGCGATACACCTTCAAGATATGTTGGCACATGTTGTCGTCCAAACTTACCCCAAAGTTCTTGAGTTGTATCTGAAACTTGCGCCAACCCATGCCGTAGCCCGCGCCAAGAATCGTAGTCTTACCTACGAATCTCTCAGAGTCGTCAATCTCTCCAAGAGGTTTGTTGTATATCTTTGTTGCCATAATCTTGTAAACGTCTTCGCCTTTTGCAAATGCGCTTACCAAGTCGGCTTGCCCCGCTAACCATGCAACGATCCGCGCTTCGATCTGTGAGGAGTCGGCATCAATCATGACGTAGCCTTCGGGTACTACGATAGCCGTCTTGAGGGGTGACTTGCGTGGCAAGTTCTGTAGGTTTAGTTTGTCGTCCCCACCCCAACGCCCTGTGTGCGCGGCATAGTATCTCAGGGGAACTGGAAGGCTACCACGCTTCGCTATGGAGATAAATCTTTGGGTGCGTGTCTCTTCTAATGTGGACTTTGTCCCAAGACGCGCGGCAACAAGTGCTTGCACTCGCTCGTCCCAATGGTCTGCCAATGCTTTAAACCCCTCGTCGCTCTTAGCCAAAGCCAAAGCCATTTTGCCTGTCGTGGGGCTAACCTTCATGGGTGGTGGCACACCATACTCAATCAGTCGCTCGGCGAACTTCTGATTGGACATGAGCACTTCCTTGTCAGCACAAGCCTCGGCGATCAAGGCTTCCTTCTTCTCTTGTACAAGTACGAGATGTTGCTCCAACACAGGTAAATCAAGACGTAGCGTCGGCTCTGTGAACATACGCAGAGTCATGTCTATTAGCTTTAGCTCTGGCTTCTGGAAGTTTGCTTGCAAGATATTAAACAAGTCGTACGTCAGCTTGACGTCGTTCTTGCAGTACACACCATATTGCGCCAAGTCCTCCGCAGAGAAATCAGCACGGCGCTTACCCATAGCCGCGACTACCTCAGTACCCTTCACCCCCAAGCCATAACGCTCGGCGGCTTTTGCTAGGCTGTTACCAACCTCTGTGCCATCAATGGCACGTAGCATTGCTAGGGTATCGAGAAGTACTTTTGGCCTAATACCAAACCGCCAAGAAAGGATAGCACCATCAAACATGCAATTATGAGCAAGCAGAAAAGAACTATCCCAGTCAAAGCGAGATAGAAACTCGGAGGTGTCGGCGTGGTCTCCTGTGAACCATTGCGTTTCGTCATCATTTATTTTTACTCCTACACCGATAACTTCAAAACGGTCATCGCGAATGTATTCTTCAGTTGTTAATTTGGATAGAGAGAAGTCTTTATCGTAGAACGTTTCGAAGTCAAGGGTGATTAAGTTCATCCTATCTTTCCCGCTTTTATGATGCCAAACTCAGATCGCTTCCAAAGAAATGAGATAGTTGGCACAGCGCCAGCACTAAACAAGTCTGATGCTGTAAACACATCAGTAGTGTGTCTTGGATACCCCGGGCCAACGTATCTCTTAAGGTCTCGGTAGTGTGGTACATAAGTGATGCCATCTAGTTTGAATGTTGTGTACTTATGTAGTTCCGCCGTCTCGTCGGCTTTTGCTTTTGTAGTCATTTGGTTACCTTTGTGTCTGGTGAGAACTTAGCGATCTCGCGGTTTAAATACCAACGTGCTTTGAGCAAATCCTCATAGTGGCTACCTTTGAGGTCAGCACGGCTGATGTACTTGACTACGTTTCCTAGGTTGTAACCAAACTGCTTCGCCTCAATGAAGTCGATAGTCTCGATACCGCCCATCTTGTAGTGTGGTGGTTCGTTAACCATGTCGGTGTGGTGTGTGGCAACGATATCCTTAGCGCCTTTCATAAACTCCCTTTGTATATCTGCAATACGCTCTTTAATGGATTTCTCATTTGTCGATACCTCTAATAGTTTCCACTTGGGCTTCTTTACTGCCGGTGTACTAACCACACCATTCTTCTTATCAACGTACCGAATGTTGTGGACGTATTGCACCGTTGCACCAGTGGCGTCGGCTACGACTTGTGCTTTTGCAAGTGGGTGCTTTGCTAAATACTTACGCACTTTTGTGCTCATTGCTTGTGATCTCTTTGCCATATTTTCCTCTTTAAGATTTAAGTTTAAGACCGCGATTTTCCAACGCGGCGAATAGTTGTTTTGCTGACATTGCGCCCATGTTGGGCACTCGGTTTAACCAAAAATACGCTCTCGTATCCAGTAAGTCCTCCATAGTTAATATGTGTTGTGCTCTGACTGCGTTTGCTACTCTTTTCGGTAGTTCTAAATAAATTGCGGGGTCTTCCCTTAACCAATCACTTGCGGGGGCTTTGACTTTTGCCTCAAGCATCCTGTCTGCTTGTAGGTAAGCTTCTTCTGCTACGCCCTCTGTATCTCCTCGTATCAACATTGCTTGCATAGCCGCCATAGCAATCTGATCTCTTAGTAGTACGTCTATCATTCCTTCATCTCCCGCACAAAAATCATAAAGCTGTGCACTGTGTCTACTCCGAAAGCAATAGCCAGTCTCTCAAACTCATGCGCAACCTCGTCTAGCGTCTCGTTTCTGACTTGGGTGTTGCTCTTCTCTACTTTCGAGAGCCTATCGCCTAACTCTCTGACGGCAATCCTTGCTATGGCTAACTCGTCCATGAGTTGGATTACGTGTGCTTGGTGCGCGTCAACCATGCGGTTGTTCCCATCTCGCGCTTCGGCTATCTGACGTTTGCGGTTCATAGACCACCACCGCACATACTCTTGTTTAACGCGGGACTCCATCTCGATGCGGTTAAATTCTTCGTCTTCGGGTGTCATTCCTTGTCTCCTATCTCTTTTAGTCTTTCTTCAAGGCGACGGATGCGCTGACGGTTGTATTCGACTACGCTAGTAGCATACTCAAGGGACTTCTCCGCTTGCATCTTCGATAGGAAAGCATCACGCATCTCGATATCAATGAGTTCTTTCATTGTTCGGGGGCGTAACATATCTTTGATAAAAGTTACTATGGTTTCTCGTTTAGTCATGTGTTCTTATCCTTGAGTTTGGCTTCAATGGCTCTGAAAAATTCACGCCAAAAACTATCGGTCGGGTCTGATGTTTCCATTTTTTCAGCGCAATCTGCAATCTCTTCATCAG